TGGGGATTATTGCGATCCGTGGCACCTTATGAAATTTACCTCCGAAATTTAATGGGCTTTAATGGCGACTATGTTGAAACGTTTGCCCAACCCTTTAGGCACGGAAAGACTGATAAAACAAATGGACCAGAGCGTGACGAGTTTGAAAAATCGGTAGCCAACATGGGCGCAATGGCGTACGCTATTACGGACCCATTGGATGACATAGAATTTAAAGATACTACCGGAGGCGGTAACGGATATAAATCCTACGAATCATTTCAGGAACGAAATGAGAAAACTATTTCAAAGCTCTTTTTTGGGCATTCTGATGCTATTGATAGCAGAACAGGTAAATTAGGCAGCGAACAAGGTGAAGATAGTCCTGTTGCCAAAGCAATACGCCGTACCGAGGCAAGGGACGCAAGATTCGTTGAAACGGTTATTAACGATTCTCTTATTGAGAAACTAAATAATTTAGGGTTTGGAATACCAGCCGGAACTAAATTTGTTTTACTTAACAACAAAGAGAAACACGAAGCGCAAGAGGCCGAAACCGCACAAAATCAAGCCGTAGCAACAGTAGTTAAAACTTTAAACGATTCAGGCTATGAAACGACGCCTGAATGGATCACTAAGCAAACAAATATTCCTATTACCAAAAAGCCAGAGCCAAAACCTGCAACAGGTTTTAATCCGGCTATAAAAAACAAATTGGAGGAAGTATATGGAAAGCTTTAAATACAATAGCGATTTATTGTTTGATGCAATCTACAAGGGTAAAGTGGGGCTTTCCAACCTTCCGGTAAACCTATATAAAAAGACTGCCAAATTTTTAAACAAGGCAGTTACCGGTCCAGCGGATGAACTTACAAAAAACCTTCACTACAGCATTTACATTTTCTCAGCAGCCAAAACCGCTACTCAAATTGCTGACATTTCCAGCATGGCAGACGGGGTTTCTTTATCTGAATTTAAAAAACGCGCAGCGGTCAGATTTCACACTTATAATGTGGACTGGTTGGAATCTGAATTTATTACCGCTAATACAGCGGCAAGTACCGCGGCAAACTACAAATACACCCAGGATAATAAAGAAATATTCCCGCGCCTAAAGTCAATTGCCATTATAGATCAATACACAGCCCCTGAATGCTACAGAATGAATAATGTCATTGCGGACGTAGACGACCCTATATGGAATCATAATCTGGCACCGCGTCACTTTCGGTGCAGGTGTAGGGAAGAAAGACTGGACAGGTACGATTCCACAAACAGCACCAGTACGGGTAAACTCAGGTACATACAGGCAGAGAATGATAAAGAAATATCGCCGTTATTTAAGTTTAATCCAGCTAAAGAGCAAATAATATTTTCTAAAAAACATCCGTATTACGAGATTGGGAAAGAACATCCCACGCTCGCAAAGCAGAATTGGGGGCTGCCTATTCCATGAAAAGTAACGCAAAGGCAGTAATAAAAAGAATTGAAGCCAAATTAAAGCGCGCTCAGGCAGAAATGCCGAAAGTTTTGGCGAATGAAGGTGTAAAGCATTTTAATAAAAACTTCACCACGCAGTCAGATGAGGGCCAAAAATGGCCTGAAGTAAAGAGGCGTGAGTCCGGAACATTTTCTTACAAATACCCAAAGAAAAGGTACCTTGCCAGGCGAACCAATCCTATACTGGTTGGTAAAACCCGCCGATTAAAGAACGCTGTGAATAGGTCAATAAAGTCTACTTCACAACGCCGAATAGTATGGGGTGTTTATGGTGATGTGGGTAATTATGGCTTTTTCCATAACTACGGACAGGGCCAAAAAAAGCGTCAATTCATGGCTATCACGACAAAACTAAAAATGGTATTGAAAAACAAAGCGTATAACGTATTTAGAAGTGTTCTGAAATGAAACAATTGTACCTAGGCATAAACGAACAGATTAGAACCGAATGCCCTCTGATAAAATACAGGGGGATGTGGAACAATCAGGTCAATGACTTGGTAGATAAGGACGGGCAAAGGGTTTATTCATTTCCCTTGCCCGCTACCTTTATTGAATTTTTAAATGATAATGAAGTGGATTCGGTTGGTGGCGGTGTTCAGATTTATGATCCTTGCGACATAAAAATCCATATTGTACATGATTTTTACGATGCTCAGGATGGAACAATGGAAGTGAATTTACAGATATTTGACATAGAGGCCCAGGTTCACGCCGCAATGCAATTATTCTCCGTCAAAGGCGCTGATTATGGAAGCGGGCCTCTTAGCAGGGTGAGCCAGGAAAGAGATTATGATCACAGTAATGTTTACCATTCTATTCCAACATACCGAACTACTTGGACGGATAATTCACAATCTCAACCGGTTGGCGGTTACGAAATAGACCCGCCTTTAACACTTGATTTAACAGTAGAAATTTTACCAAAATGGCAAGGACAGTAGCGCAAATAGAGCAACAAATAAATGATAAGATAGCCTCCATGCCGTCCTTAGCTGCCATTGTGCCTAATCCGTCCCAAGTGGCAAATTGGAAGACTTTTATACATTCAATTGCTGTGTGCATTGCGGTGTTTGAACAAATTATTGATGTTTTTAAATCAGAAATCGAGGCGAAAATAGCGGCCGGAGCGGTTGGCTCTGAGCCATGGTTACAGTCAAAGGCTTTTGAATTTCAGTATGACGCTACGACCCCTCAATTACTTGACATTGTTAATTTCGCACCAGCTTATAACCCAATCGATCCAAGTAAACGAATTATTACCAGGGCGTCCGTTAAGACGGTCGGGCGCGGCGTGGTGTATGTGAAAGTTGCCAAAAGTGAGCCGCCAGTAGCTTTGTCTACTCCGGAATTGTCAGCGATTCAGTCTTATTTTACGGATGGTGGCGATGGTACTTATGCCGGTAGATCGCGCGGGTTAGGCTTTGCGGGTATTGATGTTATTGCCCAAACGTTCAATGCTGATAAATTATATTTAGCTGGCAAGATTTATTATAACGGTCAATTTTCAGCCTCTATCGCAAACAATGTGATAATGGCCATAAATAATTACCTAGCTACGGGCATAGACACAGAGGGTGGAATCAGTTTGGTAGGTATAACAAATGCCATAGAAAGCGCTGAAGGATTTATAGACGTTTTACTAGACGACGTGGCTACCCGTCCGGACCTTGGCAGCTATACTTATATGCGTCAAAACAAAACAGATTTTATTCCAAATCAAATTACATACGCCGGGTACATTGTGGAGGAAACTAATCCAGGAAATACTTTTTTAGATAAATTAATTTTTGTAGCAGCATAATGCCGGACATATACGATATAAATTTTGAAACTCAGGAAACTAACATTTTACCGCCTCCAAAAAGGTTAAGAAAGATGTTTGACTATCTTTTTTCTATTTTATACCCGCTTCAATGGCTACGTGATTTACTTCTGGGCGATTACAAGACAGGTGCAAATTACCCTAATTACAATGCTTTTTCCGCTTACACAAAAGGTGACCGGGTGTTTTTTTTTGGAGATAAAGGGATATACGAGAGAACGGTAACCGGATCCGCTTCCGGATTAAACGGGCCGCCTTCCGATCCTACTAGGTGGATGAAAATTCAGTATATTTTTATTGGCACCGATGAGAGAATAAAATACAATTCTCAAATCATAATGCTTGAGTACGAGTTGAACAGGTATTACAAAGTTAGCACCACCGATCCTCAGATATTTATTAACAATAATTCTGCCCAAACGAACGTGTTTGTTATGGGAAATACTGGTCCGACCAGTTCGGCAATGGCTAACAATTCCAGTTTTTCAACTTCATGGATGGGTAACGCTCCTACTTTTCCAGCACCGCTACCTGATTTTACAGTAAACGTTCCAACCTCTTTACTGTCAACACTTGGATTGACTTTGCAAGACCAAATAAACAATGTGCGTCAATTTGTAGATAAATACAAGTTAGGCGGTATGACTTATAACGTAATAGCCTTTTAATATGAATAGAATAAACACAAGTTTCATCGTAGACCCAAACATACAACAGCCATTTACAGGCAGGTCTTTAAAGTTCTTACAAGATTCGGTTGAGAATCAACTTGCTTACGCGCTTATTGGCCTTATTGGGGAAAGCTATAGCGCAGCTATACCTTACGCGCTTTACGGAGTTGTACCGACCGGCGGATCAGTAACGCCTAGCGCGGTAAGTGGTGGGTATATATTTTATGATGCCAAAATCTACATTGCAGGGGTCGTACTTACACCTGTGACCACCGGTGCAACGTACGTATTAACTCAAACTCAGGATTCCGTTGCCGACCCTTTGGAGTTTACGGACGGAATAAGCCGGAACGTTCACGATAAATTCGCAATGGTATTGGTTGACCAGGCTTTAGGGTCTGGTACTTTTGACCTGCAAGATGTGGTTTACATAGTCACTTCGCCAATAGTTCAATCCATGCTGAATAGCTGGACTGGCACAATTACCTCAAAAAAGCAGATCGGTAATAGGGTCGCGTTAAACGGCGCTTCTTTCCGGGCCACCCCGGCAACAACCACAATGTTCACATTGCCAGTTGGATCGAGGCCTGCAACAGCAAAAAACATACCGGTTCATGTCTTATATGCAAGTACCGGAGGCTTAGTGGCAGATCAATTGATTGTGGCAACTAACGGAAATGTAAACATAAGCGGAAGTAATGCTGGTACCGGAAACACTACTGTTTATCTGGACGGGGTAAGTTTTGGGTTGGAATAGTCACGTGCTGCCCGTGTAAATAGCTTTATAATAAAAACCACTTCTATCCGTTAAAGGACCTGTAGTTTCTTTAATTATTTTTCTGTTAAGGGCTTTGTTTTCAATATAGAAATGAATTTTTGATACTTCTAAAGCGTCCCAATTTTCTGATTCAATGTAGTGCTCATAAGTAATAAGCGATTTTACCTTTTTACCGTCTTTATATTCAACTTTGGTTATCATATTTGGAACGGGATGACCGGTTACATTAACGTATATATCTTGCCAGTCGTACCCGGGAAGTGTCTTTAATTTCGGGCTAGTCACGGTGACGTCCCCAATTTCATTAGTTGTAACATTATTGAATCCTAGCGGTTGCTCTGGCTCCTTAATCTTCTTATTATACTCTTTTACCCGTGTAACAATAGCGCCAATTATAACGGTTAGCACTATTGCGATTATAAACACGGAGGCTACTATTGCGTTGGTCATTTTATCTCATCAGGGTTTAAAATTCGTGTTTCAATTGCCCTAATTCCCATCATCATTCATTTTATTTTGATAAATTCGGTGAGCGTTATATTTGTCAATTAAACTTTTCTTTTCGTGTTCCGGCATTGTTTTAAAAAATGAGCGGACCATAATATTACCGCACCTGGACATTCGATAATTTACTTTTTCGTACAAGTGAAATGCGTAGGCATCGAATAACTCTGATAGTTCAGAGCTGAGGTAAAGTATTTTTCTAACTTCTTTTTTGTAGGTTTTATTATTTAGCATGGGTTAAGGGTTTGACAAATATAATATAATAGCGCAATAAAACAAAATAATAGCGCAAATACAATTATACCGCCAAACAAAGCCTTTACCTTTAATTCGTGGAATTTAAATACACCATTGATCCAACTGCGGAAAGACCAATAATGCTAATTGACAAGCATATTGGGTATGATGAAGAAGATGGGGAGGGGATTATGGGAGATCAGTTTTCACGCGAACTTTTGTTCCTTGACACGCTTAACAAATCCTGTATTGACATATACATGAACACCCCTGGCGGTTCTGTGGTAGACGGGCAACTGATTTACAACACGATTCTTAAAACAAAAACAAAAGTCAATACTCACAACATTGGAATGTGCGCCTCAATCGGTTTACCGATATTTCTTGCAGGCCGTAACAGGTACATGATGGATAACGCCACCGCAATGCTTCACCCTTTATCCGGTGGAGATCACAAAAGCAGAACGGCATTAGAAACAGCGGTTAACACCATGTTTACGTCACGTTCAATAATCCCGGCAGAAAAAATCACCGAAATGATGAACCGTACTACTTGGTTAACAGCCAATGATTGCGGGCCTGAAGGATTAAACATTTGCGAGGTGGAATATTCCGGAAATTACAATAAACCGAGAAAAACACCAGACGCTGAGGGTATTAAGGCAAGTTGGAAGGATTATGCAAGCGTTGTTAATAAATTAATTGAAGAAAAAAAACCAATAAAAATGGCAAACATAAAAGTTAATAACAAATTGAAGCTCAATCCAGATGCCAACGAAGATTCACAGGTGGCCGCTATTGAACAAATTGAAAACAGGGCAAATACAGCCGAATCCAAACTAACCGCTTTGGAAGTGGAAAATAAGGCTAAAGTTGATGCTTTAAACTCTCAACTTGCAGACCTGAAAACTCAAAAGGAAGCTGTAGAGGCTAAATTAAAAGAACTTGAGGACAAGGATAAAGATGCTGCAAAAGTAGCAAACAAAGCGCGTGCCGAGGAATTAGTTAAAAATCTGGTTGCCACGGGCCGAATTGTTGATGAGCCGGAAATCGTAAAAGATTGGACAGACCAAGCAATTGAAAATTATGATCGTACCAAAAAAGTAACAGACGCGTTGCCGATCAACAAAAAGAAAGCAGCAATCGAACCGCCTGTCAATTTTCAACGTCAAGACCCAGAGGGCTCACAAGCCCCAAGCATCGATGTAAAAAATACAGGCGCATTTGTGGCTCGTATGAACGCAAAAATCTCAAACAAAGCACTAGAACGTTTTAAATAAATAAAAAACCATGGCTGATAGCTTAGTAATAAACGACACCACGTACGCCGGTACGTTTGCGCCGTATTTCATCTTACCGGCATTATATGGCATGGACACAGTTGACAAAGGCTGTATTAACGTAATGGATGGTATTAAAAAGAAAACCACCATCGGCACGCTGGATTTTGCAGCGCCATGGCAAGTGCGTGTTTCTAACCCGGTTGAAAGCGGTGGGAACATCGTAGTTGGCGCTCGCGTTTTAGATCCTCAAGATATGATGCTCTACCAAGAGTTCAACCCGCGTGATCTGGAAAGCCATTGGGAAGCTGAGAAATTAAGCCCGACCTTATTGGCAAGGGAATTGCCGGTAACGTTTGAAAACTACGTAACCGCGCTAATCGTGGGACGTGCTTTTGAGCAAAACGAGAACCAAATTTGGATGGGTTCGGTTAATTACCAAAACAACCCTTTTGTTTCAAAAACAGATACCCGTTATCAGTTACAGTTTTTTGACGGATTACTCGTTCAATTCCTGAATGACGTTTCTGTTTACCAGGCTCCAGGTCCAGTAGCTTTAACAGCAGCAAACATCGGAACCGCTTTGCAAACTCTATACCAAGCGGCAGCAACTAACAATAAAGCGTTACTTGCTAACTCCAAAAAATACCAACGCATGAAATTTGGCGTGTCGGTAAACACGGATTTGATATACGAAGAGTATCTGACCACTCAGCCTTACAAGAACAATAACACTACTGAGGCTGGTATTCGTAAATACAAAGGGTTTGAAATTGTGCCTTTGGCTGGTTTGCCAGACAATACCATTGTGTTCACAGAAATGATGAACTCAACCGAGGGTAACCTTAAATTAGGTTTAAACTCCGTGTCCGATGAAACTTTCTTACTAGCCCGTGTTAACGCAGCAAACGAAGCGTTTTTCATTAAAATGCTAGCTAAAATGGCGGTAAATTACGGACGCGCAGACAAAGTTTTCCTTTACACAACATTAACAACAGCATCATTTATCGCAACATCATAACCATGAAAAAACTATTATTAGCCTTTGCGCTCACAACAATTTTAGCATCATGCGCACTTGCACAAAGCACCAAGCCTAGATTCGGAATCACTAAAAATGACGACAATACTGGTCGAATATTGACTTTCGCGCTTATAACAACAACGGATGCGGCTCAAGCAGCTCTTGACACGGTTGTTATATCGCCTCGTTCTTGGGAAACAATCGTTCGTCCATCTGCAAACATTCAGGATTCAGTATGCTATAAAATTCCAACAGCCGGCTCTTATTCACTTGGAGATATAGTTGAGTTTATGGTAGCTAAGGGGACTGGTGCAGGAAAAATTAAAATATTCGGATCAAATGTAGTTTTATCTGGAACCACTATTGCAATTGCATTGGCAGCTAATAAAATGGCAGTAATTAGGTTGAGGTGGAATGGCACAAAGTGGATAGAAGAGTTTAGAATGGTTCAATCTTAAAAAATTAAATTATGCCTTACACCAACGGAGTTCGTTTTACGGAGTTACCAGGAATAGATAACAGGTACGTAGTTCCTTCTCGTCGATTTATTCAATTAGCTTACGCATCGACTATTTCATTAGTGCCGCAACATGAAGAGGTTAAAGTTTTTTTTAACAGATTAACCGGTAACATGACGATAACATCAAACGTAAATACTCCTTATGTAGGCGATAAATTAATCCTCTTCTTTCAGTCAGATGCTTCGCCAAGAACAGTCACTTTTAGTACAGGTTTTATAACAAATGCTACTGTCGTCGTTGCCGCTTCAAAAGAAGCAAATATCGAGTTCACATTTAGCGACAAGTCGCAGTCATGGGTAGAAACAAGTAGATTTATACAATCATAATGAGCGATTTAAGAAGCACGGTTGAGGCCGATCCAAATATTTTAGAAGTACATTTTGACACGAACGGAGTACACTATTTTCATGCCCGTAAAAAGGACGGTGAAATGTACGGGCAGTTTTTTAATGGGCTTCCAATTCTTTCAAGTCGGATTACTGAAACAAAGACTCGCGAGGAAGTTTTGGGCATATCCCGGAATTTTGATAGCGAAGATAAACAGGACTTTATTGATGAACAAAAGGGCGACAAAAAACGCAAAAGATAATGGGATTACCAAAGGTTAGGTTTATATTAGGACAAGGAGGATCAGGCAGGGCATCTACGAATTTTGACAACAATTCGTTAATGATTGCTTACTACTCTGCTACGTCTGCCAACTCTGCTTATGCAAATATTGGTAATAAAATTTACACATCTTTACAGGACGCGGTAGCTGACGGAGTAGTGGCTGACTTTGTAGAAGCAACGGCGGCAACTTCTGCCCAAGTAGTAGCTACATTAGGAGCATTAAACGAAACAATCGCAATCACTTTTACTAATTGGGACGGAACCACAATAACGCTCGCCAACTACACTAAAGGGGCCGGCGATACTACCGTAACACTTCAGGCTACAAGTATGGTGGCGGCCGTCAATGCTAATACGTATGTTACGGGATTTAGCGCTACGGTTGGGACTTCAGGGGCTTACACTTTAATCGCACCTAAACGTCTTGGGATATGGCCTAACACTAAATCTGTAGTAAACACAATCTCTACGGGAGGCACATCTGTAATAACAAACAACGCTTTTACCGGAGGCACCGCTTCACCACTCGCTATTTTTAACTATCAAATTTCTGAGTTTTTCCGTCGTCAACCAAACGCACCGTTGTATTTCGCTATTAAACTGGACACCAGTTCTGATAACGCAGCGGCTTACAATACGAAGGTTACAGCGGACGTAATTTCAGTTTCAAATTTATTTACAGGTCGTGCGCGTCAGGGATTGGTTTACAATCCATTCAGGACGTTTGCAACTTCCACGCTGGACGCTATTAAAACAGCGCGCACAAATTTATTTAACTCTTATATCCCCGCTGTATTTGGTTACGTGGGTGGATTTACAGGCTCATTAAGCGCTCAGGTTAATGTAAGAACATTGACAGACGAAGGGGTTGACCCTATTATTGGTCAGTCGCTATCCGGTTACGGACTTGAATTAAGCAAAACACAGCAATCAGTTATTTGCTCTGGTGGGGCTTATTTAGGTGATCTGTCACGGGTGGCTGTATCAGAATCTATTGGCGAACCAATAGCTGAAAACAACGTATCGGACGGGACAGAGTGTGAAACACCTGGATTTTACGATGGTACGACTTATGACTCAGCTACGTCTACCAACGACACACTGGTTGACCAGCTTTATGATTTTGGTTACACTTTTTTAAGAAAGTTCAAAGGCGGTTACAATGGCACTTATTGGGTAGGCGCACCTTGCGCTGTTAACCCAGCAAGTGATTACGCTTTTATGGAAGACGTTCGCACGATCGACAAGGCTATACGAGGCGTTTATTTGGGAATTGTACAAAAACTCAACTCAAAAAACAAAGTTAACCCGAACGGCACTTTAGCGGTTGCGTCAATAGCGGATTACACTTCAAAAGCAAGTGCGCCATTAGATGCAATGGTACGTGATGAGGATTTGAACGATTTTATCGTGGAGGTAAGTGAAACTGAAATTGTTGCACAAACGTCAACCGTTCCAATTACAATATCATTACAGCAACAGCCATTAGGCCGCTACATTACAATTACAATAGGATTTAAAGCAACATTATAAAATGGCAACAGTATTAATAGGGGGTACGGCATACGCTTGGTCTAATTTAAACAACATTGCATTTGGAGTTCCTGTTCTTGGGATCACGGCCATTAATTACGACATTGACCAGGTTAAGGAAAATAACTACGGCACCGGAATTGACCCTTATAATCGGGGTTATGGTCAAAAAACCTACTCTGGAACCATTACTGTTTTCCGTGAATGGTGGCAGTCGGTTATTAATGCGGCACCAGGAAAACAACCTTTAGATATTGCTCCGTTTGATTGGACAATTGCATACGGTAATTTAGGTACACCAATTATTACCGAAACTTTACAGGCATTTGAATTTACAAAAGACGGAATGAAGGCCGCGCAGGGTGACACTAAATTGTTAATGGATATTCCATTTATTTTTGCAGGCATTAAACGATGAAAGAATTGACCACCGAAGAAATAGCGGCTAAGACAGCAGCAACAATAAAACAGGACGATGCTATCCGGGCGCAATACAATTACGTTCGTAAGGCTGTAAACATTGACGAAAACGGAGTAGAGCATGTGGCTTATTTTAAAACACCAAGTAGGCTTATCATTGGAATTGCATTAGCCGAAATAGATCGCAATACGCTTTTGGCTTGTGAGTATATTTTTGACGAAACTATTATAAAAGAGGTTTCGGATGTTGATTATTTTAGGAATGACGATGCCGTATTTATGGGGCTTACCGCCATGTTACAGTCACTTATCCGTGTAAAAAAAAGCACCTTTACGACCTAATAAACAAAGAGGAATCACTTTTAAACGAGTTAAATGCAATAGGTTGTGATACAGCTTTATTGCATTTCTTTTTTAAGGAGAACCCTGACAAGTGGAGCGACGAAGAATTTGCAAGATACAGGGCTAGATTATATTACGCTCTCGACGTAATGAAAAGCACCCGATTAATATAAAATGGCTGAGAAAATAGAGATAGTTGCCGAGTTAAAGGACCTTGTAAGTGGTCATTTAAAAGACATTACCAGCCAGGTAGATAGACTTGACAGTTCTTTAAAGTCAGTTGGACGTGGCGGCGTTTCCGGCGGAGGCGGAGGCGGCATAATGGGACAGGTAATTGGGGCTAACCTGCTTACCGGAGCCATTGAAAAAGCAGCAGGGGCCACATTTGATTTCTATAAAGGATCTTTAGACGCATACGGTCGACAGGAACAATTTTTAGTTTCACTAAAAACGCTCTTTCAAGGCAACGAAAAAGAGGCGGATGTTTTAAACTCCAAACTCTTAACATTAGCCAAAACGACCCCTTTTGAATTAACGGAAATACAGGATGCTACTAGGATGATGATTGCATTAGGTAGCACTTCTGGAGGTGTGACGAAAGAAATCAGAATGCTCGGAGACGTAAGTTCCGGCATGGGTCAATCAATAAAAGAGATAGCGTATTTATACGGTACAGCCAGAGCTCAGGGAAGGTTGTACGCGCAGGATTTCAATCAGTTTACAACCAGGGGCGTTATAAACATAGATAAATTTGCAAAACAATTAGGAATAGGAACAAACGAAGTAAAAAAATATGTTGAAGACGGCAAGGTTGGATTTAAAGAGGTAGAGAAATATTTTCAAAACGCAACCAGCGCGGGCGGCCAGTTTTTCAATATGATGAACGAGCAGTCCAAAACTCAGGTTGGACAATTGAGTAACCTGTCCGATGCGTGGGATCAGTTTAAGTCTAGTGTTGGCAGTAGCTTTAGTGAGGCATACAAGGGCGGTATCTCGTTCCTAACAGAGCAACTTAATACGCTTAACGATTTAATGATTGACGTTAACAAGAATTTCAAAACGTTTGAAAAGGCTGGGGTAGAAATGAGTGCTTTTGAAAAAGCGTTCAATTTTAAAGATGTTGGCGAATTGGTTGGGCTTAAAAAATACACAGACAAAGCAATTGATTACGCTGATACCGGAGATAAAGAAAGCGGAATTGCTGAGCGCGGCCTGCAGGCTTATAAGAAAAAATTAGCAGAGGAATACAATACACAGAAATTGCTGGCTGAAACAAGTGGAGAGGATGGGCCGGATGCTACAAAGTTTTTAAGGCAGATAGCGGTAATAGAAGATGCCTTGGGTTCAATAAAGGAATCGAATAGATCACGCAAATCCGAGGCCGACGCTAAAAAAAATAACGCAAAAGAACCGGCGAAACTTGAAACTCTGGCAAAACAAAACCGGCAAACCGTGACAAATGTTACCATCAATAATTTAGTCGGGGAATTAAATAATATTTTTCAAAACTCAGAACAAGGTTTTAAAGCCTCTCTTTCTGACATGGCCCGTGCCGTATCTCAGGTATTAACCGGGGCTGTAAATGATATTTCAGTATTAGATCAAAGATAATGGCAGAAAAGTTAATTATACCAACCGCACCTTTACAAAGGGTAAGCCCTAAAATGATTATTTCATCTTTTGGATTACCTTTTTTGCAAACAGAAATTTACAAGGGTAAAATTGGAATCACGGCGAGGGATGAATCTCCAATAAAAAGAAAGTCAGCGCTTGGAACTCCTATTTTTTCAGACCTTCAGTTTTCAGATGCCGGCGGACTAAAACACATACCTGTTGATGTGGCATTGTACGATGTTCGTCAGGCTAAAAACATAGTGCGAACATCTATAAATGGCCGTGACGGTCAAATTAAGCAGTATCTAGGACTTGACGACTACGAAATAACAGTACGGGGGGTGATAGCCGGGGCAAACGGCGTTTACCCTTGGGATGCAGTTAAGAACTTGGCTGACTTTTTTCGATACGAACAGTCTTTAGGTATTGTAAGTAAATATCTGAATGAGATTTTTGATATACAGGAAATCGTGGTTAAAAATTTTAGTTTTGAACAGCCAGAGGGTAGCCAATCTTATCAAAAATTTGAAGCGCTTTTATGGTCCGAAAAACCAGTTGAGATTTTAATACAAGAGGGCAAATAATGTTTGGAGTAATAAACATAGTCACCATAACGCAGGTATCTACTACGCAATACCCCGGGCGGAACGATGTATTTACGTTTAATTTCCTGACCAGCGGAAACGGTGTGTCTACCTGGGCGCATCTGACTGATACCTTTACATTGGTGCTGCCACGTAATATTTATTTTAGATACGAATCTACCGGCACTACTCAAACGTGGAAAGATACTCC